AGAAGATCTAGCAGGATTAAGTTCATGTGGAACATCAAGTTGTTTTTCTTGGGATAGTAAATATCCTGTGTCATTAAAGATGGCTAATGATATTACTAATATTATAATGCAAACTAAAGTAATGCCGTTCTTACAAATGCCACATGATACAAGTAATGATGCATTATCTCAGAATCAATTAGGTAAGAAATGATAGAATTTAAGGCAACTAAAAGAACTAAAGGAAAATTTACTAAAGACTTATCAACTAAAGATTTTTACAAAGATTATTGTAGAGCATCTTTTAACAACAAAAGAATACCTGTAGATTATGCAGTATACTATAAAGTAGTAAGATCTTTTAATAAAGTATTACAACGTAAGATAGTTGCTGAAGCAGGTTCTTTTAAAATGCCTTACAATTTAGGATACTTAGGTATTACTAAATATGAAGTTAACTTTGATATAGATAAACTTAAGAACTGGAAAGTTAATTATGGTGAATCTAAAAAACAAGGAGTATTAATTTACTATGATCAACCATTTAGATATAAATGGAAGTGGGATAAAACTAAATTAAAACTTACAGGTAAAAAGTTTTACAAGTTTACACCTTGTAGAGAAGCATCAAGATCTATACCTGCACATCTAAATAAGAATCCAGGATTTGATTATTATGAACAATTAGCAAGAAAACAATAATGAGTATAACTAGATTTAAATCAGTAAAAAGTATAATAGCAGGATTATACAGAGATTTAGGAACAAATGTAGAAATCAGTGAGCAAGATACAGTAGAGTGGATAGGTGAAGCTTTAAACATGATAGGTTCTTATCCTCAACTTCAAGAAGTTTCAACTGTTCTTACAGTAGCTAATCACAGAGTAGAGATACCTTGTGATTTTGCATACTTAAAAGATCTTACTCATAAAGGTAGACCAATGTACTGGTCAGCTAAATCTGCAGCAAATAATTATAATTGTCCAGATTGTAATGATATACCTACTTGTTGTACAGATTATAATTTTTATATACAAGATGGTTATATTAATACATCTGTAGAATCAGGAGATTTATGTATGGTGTATTTAGGAATACCTGTAGATGAAGAAGGTTATCCTTTAGTTCCAGATGAAGTATATTTTGACAAAGCTTTAAAAGCTTATGTTACTCACATGTTAGATAGAATACAATTTAGAAAAGGTTTACTTCCAGAAGTTGTATTTAGGTTATCTGAAAAAGATTGGTATTTTTATGTTAATTCTGCAAGAGGTGCTGCTTACATGCCTAATGCTGCACAAATGGAAAGAATTAAAAATGTTTGGGTTAGACTTATACCTAAACCAAATGAATATGCTACAGGATTTAGAAACTTAGAAACTAGAGAAAGAAGAAACTTAAGATAATATGGAAACTAATAATAATTTTTCAGGAGGAATGAATTCAGATCTTTCAAAGATATTTCATTCCAAAGATTCTTATTTACAAGCATTAAATTTTAGAGGAGTTACTACATTAGGAGAATCAAATGGTTCTTTAGTTAATATCAAAGGTAATGAATGTAATATTCAATTACCTGAACTACGTGATATTTTTAAAATTCAAGTTGTAAATGCTGGTGGTGTAAATGATGATGTAGTAACTATAACTATTAATGGACAAACTACTGCACCTATTAATATTGCTGAAGGAGTTTTAGGATTAACTGTTTATAATGCAATTAAAAATTTAGTTAATTGTTATGAAACAACAAACCCTATAACAAATGTTTTAAAATCATTTGCAGTAGCTTGGGCTGATAACTATGTAATTATATATCAACAACCTACATATAAAGATTGTAGTCCTGCAGAACCTGCAGTTGATCCTATTATTTTAGTAAATAGAACTGCTACAGATGTTAGATATACTTTACAATTTGTAAATGTATCTGGTAATTTTGTTAATACTAGAGAAGCTTATGTTGAAGGAATTTCTGATTTAATAATTATTGGTTCACAATTTATAGATGAAAATATTTATTTATTTACTTGTGAAAATATAAATACTATACCACCTAATGATAGTTTTACAGATATTGGTGCTATATGGAAATTATCTATTGACAATGTAACTAGAGAATCTACATTAACTTTAATCTATGCAAACTATTTAGACTTTACAAAGTTTCATCCTATTGCACCTACTGCTGTATTAGGGAGATATGAAAGTGGTAATTTACAAAGATTATATTGGACAGATTTTTATAATAGTATTAGAACTATAGAAGTTACTAACCCACAATTATTTGCATTAAACCCTGCATTAATTTCAGTATTTCCCGGAGTAACTTTTGAGTTACCTTTGTTAAAAGAATTTACTTCAGGAGGAACAATTTCTCCAGGTACTTATGAATTAGCTTATAGATTAAAAAAGAATGCTGGACAAATAAGTAATTATTCTCAAACTTCAAATATGGTTCATTACTTAGGTAGTGAAAATACAGCATTTGTTGATTATCAAGGAGGTGGATCAGCAACAAGTGGTAGAAGTATTGTTTGGACATTAAATAATATAGATACTGCTTGGGATTCAATGGAATTTATTATTCTTTATAGAGCAACTAAAACAGATTTACCTGTTATATATGTTACACCTGAACAAAATATTACGAATGAATTTACATTAACTTCGATTCCAGATACTTGGGATATAATATCATTAGAAGAGTTCTTAACTTTATCTTCAGGATTTACTCATGCTAAAACTGTTGAAACTAAAGATAACATTTTATTTTGGGGTAATGTTAAATCTATTAAACAAAAAGAAATTAGTACAATATTTGATGCTAGAGCATTTAGAGCTAAGACTTCAGATGATGAAGATATTTATATTAAAGGTGTTGGAACACCATATACTTTAGCAACTGCTATAGCTACTCCTAAAACTGATAACATGATTAATGAATATTATGATTCATTAGGTGAACCAGGAGTTAATGCTTGTTATTATAAACCTAATAGTACAGTGTTAGGTGGTAAAGGTTTATTTGTAGAATATGAATTTGGTACTGAAAATATATTACTTTGTGATTTAGCTGTTACTCAAGGAGATGCAGGTTCTTCCTGGATGATTAGTGGTTTACCTACTGTAAATAATTTTTCAATGAGAACAGGTATTGGAATAAGTACTTCTGAAAATCCTATAGATTTAATCTTAGGACAGACAGCAAGTATTCCACCATTATTACCTACAGATTCAGAAGATCAAATTTATCCTTTAGCTGGAGTAGGTACTTCTAAAAATCCATTTTACACTTCTGTAGCAAGAAGTGTTCAATCTGAAGAAATTTATAGATATGGTATTCAATTTTTTGATTTACAAGGTGCTCCATATTTTACAGAGTGGATTAGTGATATTAAAATGCCTGCAACATCTGATTCAAATACTATTAATAGAGGCACTCAATCAATTGCAGCAGGAATAACTGATTTTAGAAATTCTTTTTTGTATAATGGTCAAATTTGGGGACAATCTATTTATGTTAAATTTAAAATAGATGTTAGTTCTGTTGCAGAATATATTAGTGGTTATCAAATAGTTAGAGTTGAAAGAACTAATGAAAATAAAACTATATTAGGTTCTGGGATGTTAACTAACACTTTTGCCGGAGATACTGGAGATTCAAGTTTAGGTGGAGGTTTGTGGAGAGACATACAACCTTATATTGTACGTTTTACGTTTCCACAAACTGAAGTTATTAATATTTATGACCCCTATCCTTCGCAAACAGCTTTAGAAACATTAGCTCAAAGTGGAGATAATGGTAGTAGTATTCCTTCTACAATGTTAACTTTTGATTGCTTTGACTTTCAAACTAACGGTTATTCTTATAAAGCAGAAGATAAAATATTAATTAGATCTAAAGTTATAGCTGCTAATTTTACTCCAAGTGGTTCACATCCAAATAATCCTAGATATAGGTTTGGTACAGAAGAAGGTGATGCTAGAGATAGTTTTATTAATAATAATCAATCTGAAACTGATCAACCTTCTTACAGAACACCTCAATTTAATTTAGGTGGTTATGGTAGATGGAGTACAGGATTTGATTCAGAATTAATGCCTTATTATTTATTGTTTTATTATGAAAATCAAACATTTTCAGGTAGTTCTTTTACTAATAAAAAAATAAAAAAAGGAATATCTGTTAATAACGGTGCAGATATAGATTCTGCAGATACAGGAATTGCAGATTTTCGTAATTATATGCGTAATTATGGACCAGATGTTGCTAATATAGGAAGTTCTACTAACCCTAAAAGATCAGGTATTGGTTCAGATACAACATTGTTAATGTTTGATACTACTGAAAAAATAGAAGCTTGGTTCTATGGATGTACTTACAGTGAAAAGTTAATGGGTTTATATTATAGACCTAATCCTTTACAATATGGTGGAAATACTTATTCTGCTAGAAGTGCAAATGAGTATATAGCTTGTGGTAGTTTTATTCCTTTAAATAGAAATCAACAAATATTAACTAACAATAAAAATATAACTTTTAAATGTTTTGGTGGTGATGTATATTTAAATTATTGGGATCATCAAAAAATATCTAAACCTGATAAAAGTGTAGCTGTTACTTTTTGGCAATATAATTATAATGGTGGTGCTGGTAATGGTAACGCTTTAGGTTTAGGTTCTTATAGAGAACTACAAATGTCTAATACTTATTATTTTCCATGTACTAATAGTAATAATCAAAATGTTAGATATGGGTATCATTTAGATAGAGATTTAACAGTAGATCCTTCTTATTTATTAGTAGATCAATTTAATTATGATTACTATCATTCTAACGAAAAGAATGTAACTACATTTTTTCCTAAACCATTTAATTTTGTAATCAATGATGAATGGAGAAGTAGAGTTTATTACTCAAATGTAAAAATTGATAATGAAATAGAAGATTCTTGGTCAATATATCCTATTACACAATTCTATGATGTAGAAGGTAACTATGGTGGAATAACTTCATTAATAGCTTTAAATCAAAACTTGTATTATATTCAAGAAAAAGGTATTGGTGTATTAATGGTTAATCCAGTATCTATGTTAACAGGAGATGCTCAAGGGTTTCCTATAAGTTTAGGTAATGGTAGTCAAACTATTCAAAAGCATTATTACAGAAGCATTGATTCTGGATCTAAACATCAATGGTCAGTATACAGATCTCAATCTGCAATTACTTATATTGACATTAGACAAAAGAAAATAATGTTATTTAATGGTGAAGCAGTAAATCCTGTTTCTGATTTAAAAGGACAAAGAGGATTTTTATATAAAAGATTACATGAAGCATTAATAGATAATGATAATCCTATTATAGGTAAAGGTTTACTTGTAACTTATGATTATCAAAATAATGAATTCTTATATACATTTAAAAATAATTCTTTTGGTAAATTTGGACTTCCAGATTTAAAAAGTAATGAAAATCTTACAATTTCTTATTCAGAGTTTCAAGATGCATTTGTATCAATGTATTCATTTAGTCCTAATATCTATATAAACAATAATAGATTTTTATGGTCAGTAGATAATGATATAGATAATTCTAAAATGTATTTACATAATCATGGAACTTATGGAATATTTTATAATCAAGCACCTAGTCCTAGTTCATTAAAATTAATAGTTAATGAACAACCTTTGTATACTAAATTATTTGACAACTTAGTTTGGATGTCTGAAACTGTAAATGATAACATTGAATGGTCAGATGATTTAAACCTATATCCTGGTTCAATTACTCAACCTGCTTATCCTGATAATGTAAATATTAAAAATACTACTTTTGACAAAGTTAGATTTTATAATGAATATCAAAATACTGATTGGGTTGATTTAACTTATGGAACTAACTTAAGAAAAGTTGAACAACAATTTAATGTACAAGTACCTAGAAACAAATTTGACTATGACACAACTAGTCCTTCAACAACATCTATTTTTAATCCTGCTAAGTTAACTAAAACTACATTTGGAGAAAGAATGAGAGATAAGTGGATGACTATAGACTTGAGTTACAATAACTTACTAGGTCTTAGATTTGTAATACACAATATTAAAACATTATTCAGAATATCTGATAGATAATCTATATAATTAAAAAAATTATTATAATTATCCCAGTTATTAGATTCTCTAAAATACTGGGATTTTTATTTGCATATACCATTTAAATACCTTATATTATATAATAACAATAACTTAATTAGTTATACCATGAAGAAAAATAAAAAAATACCAAATACTCCTAAATATAAATTTGGAGGATTTCCAAAACTTGAACAAGGACTAAAAGATTATGGATTAGGATTAGCTGATTCAGCATTAGGAACTCTTGGTGCAGGTAACGTAATTAAAGATTCTCAATATTCAGATACAGGATTTGGTAATGCTATGAAAAAAGGTTCTGCGTTTAGTGGAGCTTTAACTAAAACTGCTGCAGGAATGATACCTGGTTATGGACAATTTATATCTGCTGGACAAGGTTTAATAGGTCAAGCTGTTGGTCCAGATAAATCACAATATGATGAACAAGGTAATCCTATTAATCCTAACATGCAACAAACTATTGGTATGGCTGGACAAATTGGTGGTATGGCAGGTGGTTTTATGGGTAAATATGGTGGACAAATGAGATTTGCAATGGGTGGTATGAATATAAAACCTAATGCTGAAGTTGAAGGTGGTGGTTATGGTAAAGATGGTGAAAATACTTTAAATCCTGATAATACAGCAACTCAATTTAATGGTCCTACACATGAGCAAGGTGGTATTCAAACTAACTTAGATCCAGGTACATTAATATTTAGTAATAAAATTAAATGGGATGGTAAAACAGCAGCAGAACATAATAAACCTTATGCTAAAATGATTCAAAAAGCTAATAAAGATTTAGAGAATTCTAATTTAAGTAAAGAAAGTAAATTAAGTAGTCATTTAAATTTAATGGGTGCTACTAAAGCTTCTCAAGCAATCTTTGCTCAAATGGAAGCTAAAAAGCAAGCTATGGTTCAAAACTATGCTAAGAAGATGGGAGTACCATTACCTTCTATTGATAATCAACAAATGCAATCTCAAGGTATGCCTGGACAACCTCAAGGTGAAATGCCAATGGCAAAACATGGTGGTATGATGAATAAGATGGCAATGGGTGGAGTACAACTACCTTTTTATAATACTGATAATGCAGGTAATCCAATGTATGCAATGGGTGGTGGTTATCCTGCAATGACTAATCCTTACAATAACTTTAAAGGTAGTATTCCTATGTATGATGATGGTGGTAATATGCCTTTAGATCCTCCTACTGCTTCTAATGGAACAACACCTGTAAATGGTACTATAAAAGTAAGTGATATACCTTCTTATGGAAAAACTGGATATGATGAAGCTAGTATGAAAAACAAAGATGCAAAATTTGAAGTTTATAATAACCCAGATTATCTTATTCAAAATCCAAATATAGATACTGGTAAATGGAATGATTTTCAAAAGTTTTTAGGTACTTATAAATTACCTAATGGAGAAAACTTTGTTGGTAATAAAGCTGGAAATACAAAGTTAGCTAATGATTATACAAATTTAGCTATTTCAGATTATAACAAAGGTTTATCAGATAAACAAAGATCTGTTAGTTTAGGTGATATAGAAGAAGTTCAAAAGTATTATAATCAAGGAGATCCAGATGTACCAGTTGATAGAATCTTAGGAAGTAAAACAACTCAGTTTAGGTATCCTTTTTTCTCTAGTGCAAGTAAAGTTAAAGCTAAACCAAATACATTTATGCCTATTACTTATGGTGGTCAATCATATGTTGTAGATGCTGAAACATATAATAGTAAAATACTTCCTGTTAGTGAAGGAACAAGTAATGAAAATGTAAGTAAATATTTTCAAAAATATGATCCTAAAAAACATAGAATGATAGATCAAAAACATGTTGACCTTGTTAATAAAGTTGGTGGTTTAGAAGGAGGAAGTGGTAGATTTAGAGTTGAAAATGTACCATATCCTAAATTTACATATAATGCAGGAGCAAAAGAAGATTATCAAACACAATGGAAAAATTATCAAATAGAAAATGGATTAATAAAAGATGATGCAAATGTTGTAAAAATAAAAGAAGAATTTAAATATGGTGGTCAAATGCCTAAATATGAATTAGGTGGTGTAGAAGATGGTGATAATGGTTTTGGATATACTCCTCGTAATCCTGCAGAAGCTTATAGAATGCAACAAGCTAACAGAAATTCTTATTATAATAATTTATATCAAAAAACTAATAATAATAACTTTGTAAATTCTAATAGTTTTGTAGGAAATATACCTACTAACTTTAACTTTGAAAAATCAAAAGCTTTTAACCAAGAACAAAATCAAAGAAATTTAGCTTTTAATCAAATGACAGGAAATAAAAATCCTAGATATAGTAATCCTAATGTATCTGCAATAACAGATGAAGGAGAAGGTGTTGTTGTTCCTGGTGTACCTGTATCAAAATATGAAACTGATTATACTGATGCATTAAAACCAGATTGGTATTCTAAAGAAGAATCAAGAAAAAGAGAAAATGAAAGTATGGCTAGAATACCAGATAGTTCATTTACTCAAATGAATCCTAATTCTAAAAACTTTGATTGGGGTAAATTAGCAATGCAAGGTGCTAATTTCTTAGGACAAAATGCAGGTAATATTTATGATTTAACTAGAAAGAATGAACCTTTAGAAACTTATGATTTAATGACTGCAAAATATATGGATCCTACACAAGCAATAGCAGGTGAAAATTATATTGGTAGACAAACTAGAAAAGCAATACCAGGATTAGTTGGTGGTAATGCAGGAGCAGCTATGAATTTATTAGGTGCTAATAAAGCAGGTACTGCTAGTAGAATTGGTAGACTTCGTGAAACATATGATAATGCTAATGCTCAAATTGCTAATCAAACTAATCAATTTAATACTGGTATAAAGAAAGATCAAGCTGTTGCTAGAGCTGCTAATGCTGCTGCTTTAGAAAATGTTAGAAGTCAAGCTATACACAAAGGGGGTGAATCATTTGGTAAGATGACTAAATCAGGTAGACAAGATAATATGGATCAAGATACTTTAAAGATGTTTCAATGGAGATATCAAAATGAACCAGGATTTAAAAAATATATTGATAATTTTAGTACTCAAAATAATTCAGGAGAAGCAATAGTTTAATAATTAAATTAGTATATTTGTAATATGGGAATAAATAGATTTAGTACAACAGGTACCAGTGAGTATACTCCACAGCATGTACCACTACCTTTTGATACAATAACCAAAATGGGTGAACAAGTAAAACTTGAACATGATACTGCTGATGCTGCTGCCACAGTAGCTAAAACTGATATTCAAGGTGGACTAGCTACTCAAGAACATGCTAAAGCTCTTAATGCTAAAAAGAATGCTATGTTAGCAGAAGCTCAAGCTAGAGCTGGACAAACAGATAACTATGGTAGATTAACTCAAGATATTAAAGAGATAGCTAGTACAGTTCAAAATGATCCTTTGTATCAAGGTATACAAAGAGATATTGCTATGACTAAACTTGTTAATCAACAAAGAACAGATCCTAATCATCCTTATGTTGTACAAAATTATTCTGATGAAAAAGGTAATGTTAAACAATTAGGTGTTGATCAACCATTTGATGAAAGTTATTACAATGTAGTAGCACCAGGTGATAGAAATGCTGAAAGAAAACCTTTATATGCTCAAATAAAACCTGTTATTTCTAGAATTTATGAACAACCTGTTACTAAAACTTGGATTGATGAAATGGGTAGAGAACATACTCAAACTTTACAAGAAGGTGTTGAAGCTGAAGGAATAAGAAAAAGTCAAGTTAAAGCAGCTTTAGCTAATTATATTGGAAAAGATTTTAATGCTTTAAATACTCAATCTTATATGTATGATAAAGCTAGATTAGCAAAACAAGGATTTGATTGGACACCTGAACAAGAATTAGATGCTACAGCTAATGCCTTTTTAGGTGAATATTATAATGAAAAAGAAATTCAAAAATTAGGAACTGATAAAGTAACATCTCCTTTAAAAGATGCGTCAGGTGGATCTGGTGGTGGTTCTGGTAATAAAAAAATACCACCTGAAGTACCTAATCAATTTATATTATTAGCTGATGCTAAACAAACTCAAGTTACTAATCCAGTATTAAAAGATTTAGGATTAGTTCCTGGTCCAGCAGATCTTCCAGGAAGTTACATGATTGGTTTAAATAGCGGTGATGGTAAAGGAGCAATTATTAATTTTGCTAAAGTAACTGCAGATAATCCACAAGCTAATAATATTGTAACTTATGGTAGTGAATTAAATAATCTTAGAAAGACTACAGGTATAGAAGATAATGAAACATTCTTAGAAAAATTAAAAGCACAAAATCCTAAGAATACTTATCAAATTTTAGGAGATAAAATTTATGTTGCAACTCCTACAATGGTTAATGGTTTAAATAAAACTAAAATTACAAATGTACCTATTCAAGCAATGAAAGATGCTTATTTAAAAACTACAGATGATTTTAAATTACTTGCAGATGAAGCTAAAGAAAATGGTGTAGATATTTCTGATCCTAAATTTAGAGATAATTATTTAAAAACATTAAATATTAGCACTATTAAACAAGCTCAAGCTGCTGGACAAATGCTTGACATTTCTGGTAATTATCCTTTCTTTTTAAATGATGGTAATAATAAAACTAATGTTGGAGATAAAGCATTTTTAGATGGTTATATTGTTATGACTAGAGCTCAAATAGATGCTGAAATGGAAGCTAAAGGATATACTACAGAAGTAGGATTTCAAGGACCTCTTGATGAAATTTATAAAGATGATTGGGAAGATGTATTTGGTCCAAAAGGAAATGGTATAATACAACCATATAGTACAACAAGAGATAAAGTTGGTGATGCACAAGAACAATTTAAAATCCCTGTTAAAAAACCTATTCAAATATCTCAAATAGCTAATCAAAATTATAATAGTTCTTTTTATGGTACAGCAGTAACAGGTGATGAATCTCAACATCATGCTGAAACTTTTAATGATTGGCAACAAAAAAATATAATGGAAAGAAGAAATAAGGTTTTTGGTCAATCATATACTTCAAATCCTAAAACTTTTAAAAATAATATAGTAGCTGATATATCATCTGATCAAAATATAAATGCTGATATTAAAGGTGAATTATTTAATATAATAAAAGAATTAGAAAATAATCCAAAGGCAACAAAAGAAACTTGGGTTGGTTTTAGGAATGGTTTAAATTTAGATGGTCCTGAAGAAATATTAAAAAGATATAAAAATAATGGAATAGTTACTCAACCTGCAACTGTGGGAAAGAGCCAGGGGGGTTGGTCACAAACACCAGCAACTCCCCTAAAGAAGTAAAATACACTGGTGGTATTAGAGATTTAACTAAAACAGTTATTGTTAATGGTAAATCTATTAATCCTATTAAAAGGTTTGATAATCCTGTAGATGCGTATAATGATATTTATCACGATATACATTTAAAACTTAATGGTGGTTCAAGTTGGGTAAAACCTGAAACTACAATAGAAGCATATATTCATAAATTTGCACCTAAAGAAGATCAAAATAATCCTGCATCATATACTCAACATATGATTGAAAGATTAAATACTGATTTAAAATCTGCAGGTAGTTCTACAGTAATATCTAATACTTCAACATTAGGAGATATTAAATCAAAACTTCTTGAAGTAGGTGTTGATCCTGATCATGCTTTTACTAAAGCTCATTTAAAAACAGAAGATCCTACAGTATTAAGAGATTTAAATAAAGAACCTAGTTCTACATTACAATCTATAAGTACTTCTGCAACTACACCAAATCAAAATAATGTTGTTAAACCTAATTTAGAAGTTAAACCTAAAATAGAATCTAAAGTAGAAGTTAAACCTTTAAAACCATTATCGGTTATTAAAAAAATAGAAGAAGCTAAACCTAATTCTACTACTGAACAAGCTACATCTAGTGAATTAAAAGAATTACTTACATCAAATATACCATTAGGTCAAAAAGTTAATACCATAATTAATGGAATTGATAAAAATTTAATTAAAGAACCTATGGCCAATATTGAAAGTTGGTATGATGAAACTTTTGGTAAAGATAAAACAATATATCCTGATGCTTCAGTATCTAATATTAAAAGATTAGCTGCAATTGAAAGAATTAAATCTGCTAAAGATAAAACTTTTAAACAAACAAAAATTAATGAAACTAATAAATACTTTCAAGAATTACCTGCAATGAATGATGGTGATCAATATAATTTAGATAAATTAACTTTTAACCATAGAAATAAAAGAGAAAATAAAGAAGTAAATACTAAAGGTGTTGTTTTACAAACAATTAATCCTATTATTGATGATGTTTCAAAATTAAAACCTTTTCAATTAAATCAACAACTTATAGCATTAGATAAAGATTCTGGTAAAATATCTTTTCCTAAATCAAAAGATGATTTACCTAAAAATTCAGTATTTACAACAGCTAATAAATTTGTAGTTACTGATTTTGATGCAGAACAAAAAACAAAAGATGTTAAAAATGGTACAGGAACATGGTTTCCAACATTAGTTACTAAAGATGGTAAAAAATTACCATATACAGTAGGTGCATCAATGAATGATAATACAAGAAATGAAGGATTATATGGAGGTAAATTATTATTAGTTTCTGAAGACGGTAAACACAAACAATTATTTTTTGGAAGTGTTTCAAAATTACAAAAAGATTTTTATAACTTTAAACAAAAAACAAATAGTAATGAAGTTTCTGTAATTCAATTAGATCAAGGATCTTATAATAGAATTGTTGTTCCTAAAAATAGTAAAATGACATCTCAAGATTGGCAACAATATGATGCAAAAAATGTATCTGGAGGTCATGCTTTTTATATAACTACTTCAGCTCAAGAAAATATTATTAAACCTAATTTAGAAACTAAGGTAGAAACTAAAGTTAATATTCCAAAAGTTAATATTCCAAAAACTAAAATAGAAGTTAATCCTCCTATTAATCCTAATCCTAAATTACAAGCAGTAAATACTAATTTAAATTCAGCTCCTAAAGACGCTTCTAAAATAACAGATCCTGATTCAGATCCTGGTATTATTTCAAATTATTTAGATATGACTAAAAGATTTTTAGTTAAAAAAGGAATAATGGATCCTGAAGAACAAGCACAATCTTCAGCAACTGTTAAAACACCAGTTGTTAAAACACCTATTGTTAAAAAAGAAGAAAAAGTTAAAGAAGAAGTACCTACATTTTATAAAAAATTAAGTGAAACTAATAGTAAAAGAGGTGGTACTGTAGTATCTTACATAAATCAATTTGATAGAAAAAAAGGATTTGATTATGTAGCTACAACATTTGCTAATGAAAAAGATTCTACTTATAATAATGTAAGTCATGTTGCTCATTTTATATATGATATGGATTTTACAACAGGTAAAGTAAATTCTTCTGATGATTCTGAAACTGGTAATTTTAAAAGACGTGTTAAAACAGTAGAAGATTTAAAAAGTCACAAAGCACATAACCCAGGTTCAACAGTAAATGATCCATATGTAACACTATATCAACCTGTAAATGATGGTAAAACAACTGTACAATATCTTAAAAAATCTGAAATTAAATCAAAAGATATTAAAAATTTAGGTGATGTTTTAAGACAATATAGATATTCAGATTTAGATTGGGATGGTCCAAAAGGTAGAGCTGCTGGTTTTGCATCTAGTATTGCTGCAGTAAAAACAAAAACAGGTGAATCTACATTTTTTATACAACCAAAAAAAGCAGGAAATAAAGCTTCTAAAGATTATGATCAATTTGGAGGAGGTTCTGTAATATATTTTATAGAAGGTACTGATATAGCAATTGATTTTGCAGGTTCTAACTATCAAATTAAAGCACAAGCTGAAGATTTAATTAAAAATTATAAAATTTCTCCCGATAAATTAATTATATCATATCATGATTTAGGTTCCTATTCAGCTAAACCAGGTGGAAAAGATGGTAAATTAAGTAATGCACAATATAAAAACTTTAATCGTAGTAAAGGTGTAGGTGCAGCATTAACAATACCTGTTAAATAATTTCATATTTTAAAAATAATACATTATATTTGTAATACAAATAAAACTAAATACTATGCCAGAACCAGAAAATGCAGTAGATTTTTTTAATAATTATAGTACACAACCTAAAACAGATGTACCTAAAAATAATGAACCAGTAAGTACTGTAGATTTTTTTAATAATTATGGTAAAAAACCTTTAACTAAACAAGATGTAAATCTTGCTATGCAAGATGTCCCTACATATTTAGATAATAATGAAGAACTTACTTTAGATCCTTCTAAATATGAAACTCAATATCAAACTGATTTTAGTGATAGAGTAAATAGTTTTTGGAGAGGTATTGATGAAACTCAAAAGTCAGCAAATGAATATGATATATCTGCAGCTAAATTAAAAATTGCTAATAATAATAAATTATTACAAGATTTAAATCCTAATGATCCTGCTAGAAATGAATTATTAAGAGATAATGATAATCAAATTAAAGAAATTGAATCTGCTACTGAAGATAAAATAGCTAATCAAAAAGAAATTGATGATAACTATGTTAGTAAAAAATATAAATTAAATGAAGCATTAGTACAAGGTCAAGGATCTGAAGCAGGTTTTTTTGATAAAATGGAATATACTATGCCAAGTATGATTGGTAGTAGTATGAGTTTAGTTGTTCCTAATTTAATAACTACTTTTGGTACTAGAGCAGGAGCAACTGCTGCAGCGGCAGCTTTACAAAAAGCTGGAATTAAAGGTTCTAGAAGTGGTTGGATGGGAGCAGCAATAGCTGTTACAGGAGCTATAGGTGGTATTGCTTTTGGTAGACATTTAGAAAGTAAAAGTGAAGTAGGTGGACAAATTACAGCTAATGAAGATATGTTATCTCAAGAGTATATTGATAATGTTTATAATCAAACAGGTCAAGAAATAACTAAAGATGAGATTCCTCAAGATGCTATGGATGATATTGTTATTCAAGCAAATAAAGGTAGAGAGGAAATGTATTATAAAAATATGATGTTAGCTACTACTGATGTTGGAGAAGCTTTATTATTTTCTCCAAAACTTAATTTGTTTGGTGCTAATAAACTTTCTAAAGCTGTAAATAAAGCAATTGATTATAATAAATATACTAGACTTGGAACTAAAGCTGCCAAATTTGGAGTAGTATATGAATCTGAAAAATTTGAAGAAGGTGCACAATATGCTTTTGGTAAACGTCAAGAAGATTTTGCATTAAATTCAGGAGAATATGAAGATAAAGGTTTTGTTAAAAACTTACTAACAGATAGTAAAGATGTATTATCTTCAATGAACTTTAGTCCTATTGGTGAAGTTAGAGGTTCTGGTAGATATGCTGATGATAAACAATTTCAAACAGCAGAAGAATCTGGTGGAATGTTAGCTGCATTAATGGGTGGTATTCAAACAACAACTAAAGTAGCTAAAGATTTAAATACTTATAGAAAAGTAAATAAAGAATTACAAGATGATGGAGTATTTAATGTTGATGCTAATTATTTTAAATTAAAAGATCAGATATTACAAAAGCATTTTGAAAATGGAACTACTCATCATTTACTTGAAGGTGTTAAAAACTTAATAGGTAAAAAGAATGAAGATGGTACTGAAATTCTTACTAAAGAACAAGCTAAAGAAGAAGTAGATAAAGTTCAAAAAGCATTTGATACTTATCAAACTGTTGAATCTCAAGTAAATCAAGTTGAGAAAAAAGGTGCATTTTTAATGTTTGATTCTGCTGAACAAAAAGTAGCTAAAAAAGCAGTTAAAGATAATTTATTTCATACTTCTTTACAGTTAGCTAGAGAACAAAAAGATTTAACTGATTTAACAGTTAAAAGAAATAATGTTCAAAATGTTATTAATGATCCTAAATTAAAAAACTATAATAACATTAATGACTTAATTGAAAAACAAAAAGATGTAGTTGAAAAATTAAAAGCTTTTGATCCAATGGGAACAAAAGAAAGTTTTAATATTCCTTTTAGACTTAAAGCTAATGAAGAAAAATTAAAACAACTTGAAGAAATTAAAAAAGCTGAAGAAACTAAATTAAAAGAAGCAGGAGTTGATATTAAAATTGAACCTTTAACTATTGCTGAACAAGATTTAAATAAACAAATTATTGCTAAAGAATCTTTATTACAAGAACAAACTGATAATTATAAAGAGTTATTAAAAATTAAAGATGATAAATCTTTACAAGAATGGTATTCTAAATATAATAAAAATAAAAATACTATTGGAGAAAATGCTGATGCTGCAGAAGCTAAGAAAGCACATACTGATGAAACTAAAGTTACTGATTTTTCAGAATTTGAAGATGAAGAAAATGCTCCAGCAGAAGATACTAGATGGTATAAAGATATAACTGATAGAAAAGAACTTGATAATATTCTTCAACAAGGTAAATCTTCAGGACAAATTACACAAGCTGATGAAGATGCTATTGTTAGTGATTGGGAAGCTATACAAGCTACTAAAGCTGTTTCTAAAACTGATTGGAATAATATTATTAATAATGCTGCAAATGGTAATGAATTAGATAAAATTATAGATCAAATTGATGCAGAAGGTTCAATGACACCTGATTTATTTAATACTGTAAATAAAAAAAGAGATACTTTTACAAAAACAGAAGTTACTGAAAATGAAGTTACTGAAAAATTATCTAATGGTATTACTAATTCATTTGATGATAATTTAAATACTGATGAAGTATTAGAATCTAATAATACAAATAATGAAACTTCTAATAAAGAATTTGTTAGTAAAAAACCAAATGCTTTAATGATGAAGTTTTATGATTTTGTAGATAAAGCTAAAAAATGGGCTAGACATACTGCAGGTGAATTAAAAGGTTATGTAATTGAAGAAAGTAATCCTGGAGTATCCATTGATGTTAATAGTCCAACAGTAGCTATAGAAGGATCTGAAGTAGCTTATGTACACAATGGTAAAGATATTGCTTTAGTTGATGCTAATGGAAAAATTGTAGGTTTTTTAGGATTAGGTGCTAATGAACCAGGACCTAAAGCAGGTCTAGATGTTATTGTTGCCTATAAAGAATTAATGGCTATTAGAGAATATGTTTTATCTAAACCATCAGGTACTCTTAAAACTACAATTTTAGTTAAAGGACATGGTAAATTATTAACTAAAATGGTAGGTAATTTACCAATTTTAGATCAACCTGTTTCTCAAAGAACAGAAGATATGATTGAAGGTAGGCCTTTATTTTTATATGATGATGGTGTAGGATTAACTAGTAAAAATTTAACTGAAGCTCAATCTAAAGTTGCTGAACAATTTAAAAATATTTCATTTTCTGAAGGTAGAGTTTATCAAGCTGTTAAAACTGCTAATGGTACTTGGTTTGTTATTCCAGTTTATACTAAGTTGATTGGTGAAGTTAGTAATTCTAAAGAGGTTATTGATAACATTATTTCAATATTAAAAGGTGCTATTGTTGATGGTAAAACTATTGATTATAATAAAGCATTACAACAATTAAATAAATATATTTTTGCAACTAATACTACTAACTATAAAACTAATCTTCAAGCATTAAGAATTTATGAAGATAAAGATCATGTAGAAAATGGTACAGTAAAAGTTGGAGTAGTTAAATTAACATTTAATGATATATTAACTGGTAATAAAATTGATGAACTTAGAAAAGCAATAAGTGAAGTTAGACATAATTTATCAGCTAATGAATTAGGTAAATCTGAAGAAGATTCTAAATTAATAAATAATGATGTATTAGTAACTAATGCGTACACTGATTCTACAGGACAATATTATGTACAACCTTATATTGAAGTTAATAATCCTGAAGGATATGTTAAACCTGAAATTAAAGTAGAACCTATTAGCGCAACTACAGCAACTAATATTTCTCCTGTTGTGACAACTACAACTCTTACAAATGAAGAACAAATTGCTAAATATAGAGCAGATGAAAAAGCAGAACTTCTTAAAGCAATACCTAACATAGCTGACTTTATAGGATTTGGTCCAGAAGATACATATGGTAAAAATCAAGGTAATATGCCTGATGATTTATATGCTATATACAAACCTATTTATGATAAATATAATAAATTAATTACTGATGTATCAGAAGTTAAACCTACTACAGACACTAAAGCTGATATAGAAAAGAAAAGACAAGAGGAATTAGAAGCCTTACCATTTGATGAAGAAGCTAAACAAAGACTAGAATTTGCAAAAACAAAAGGGCAAGAAAGATATTTAAGAGAATTAAAATTACAAGCATCTAAAATAACAGGAAGAGTGGATACCTCAACAGGTAAAAGCATACTTATTCCTAGTGGTAGTGATATAATAGAAAAACATAATGCTGAAGATGTATTAAATAATTCAAATTCTGATATTGAAAGTAGAATTATGGCTATTCAAAAATTAGCTGAAATAAGTAAACCATACAATGAAGGAAGAAAATCTGATATTTTAAAAAGCATTGCTAAAATAAAATCAGGAGAGATCTTAGGTGTTGAAGATCTTGAAATTAAAAAAATATATGATGCAGAACTAGCTGCTTTAGAAAGTAAACCTGCTGAAACTACTAAACAAGAAATAATAACTCCTGCAAAACCTAAAAGAGATATTAATAAAATTGATGTTACAGGAGATGACTTTGCAGAAAGTAGAACTCAATTAGGTGGTGAAGCTGTTAATCAAGCTTCTTTAAAAGCATTAAATAAAATATTACCAGGTCTTAGTATAGCTAATGCTAAGTTAGCAGAAGAAGTTGGTAAGAATATGAAAGATACTTATGGTATGTTTCACAACATGTTAATTTACTTATTTAATGGTGCAACTAATAGAACTTTATTCCATGAAGCATTTCATGGTGTATTTAGAAATATGTTATCTGATGAAGAACGTAGAGCAATATTAGATGAAGCTGTTAAAAAGTATGATAAACCTGATGCTGTAAGATTACAATTCTTAAGAGAAGGTAAAGGTAATGCTAATTTATCTGATGAAATTCTTACACAATTACATTATGAAGAAAGATTAGCTGATGATTTTGGTAAACATGCTGATGGAGTATTTAATCCTTCATTAGGTCAAAAAATAATTAATTTCTTTAATAAGATTGTAGATTTATTTGGAGTATTTAAAAATGCTAACAAAGATCAAATTAGTAAATTATTTGAAGAAGTAACTAAAGGTAAATTTGCTAAACGTAGTATTGATGCTAAGTTAGCAAATAAAGCTATTAATTTAGAAGATTTTGGTGGAGCTTATAGTAGATATTTAAATACAGACAATTTAAATATTCCTTTATCTGTAGAGTTAGAAAGAACAAACTCTATTGCTAATCAGTTATTAGATGGTATTTCTAAAGAATTAGCTAAAGGTACACCTATGTCTGAGATTAAAAAGAAAAAAGTTAATGAAATTGCTTCTAAAATTAGAGCACAATATAAACTTGTTTGGGAAACTGAAGATGCTAAATCTGATGATGAACTTAATGGTCCATTATTAAAAATTGCTTATGGTGTAGATTTAAAGTTTGAAGGAATGCTTTTAAATGCTAAAAAATTAATTAAATTGACTAGAAAACTTAACCTTGATGGAGATTTTGTAGATACTGCAGAAACAGAAGGATCTGAAGATGTAACTAAAGATTCTGAAAATATTAATAACATGCAGGGTAATGAATCTAAAGGGTTCCAAGAGCATACTACAATCTCAGGTATTAGATCTGCAACTCAAGATATTAAATTATTTTTATCTAACATTCCAGTAATTAGTAAACAAGGTGTTGTTCAAATAGATTCTTATGGATTTACAATATATCATTCATATGAAAAACTATATTATAAGTTAGAAACTTCATTAGTAGGTACTACTTCATTTGTAGAACAAATGAAAATAATGAAAGAACTTGCTCCATATAGTACTGAAATGAAACAAATAATTGAAGCTATTGAAAAAATAACTAATCCTCAAATAGCTAAAAACTTTAAACAACAATTTGCTTCAAACTTTAATAAACAAGTTTTAAATTATAAATTAGTTACTTATGCAAAAAGTAAATTAGGTTATATATTTAAAATGTTAGATCCTAATAGAAAAGATGTTGCATTAAATCTTAAAACAAAATGGACTGCTGATAATATTACAGATCCTACTAATCTTGCTACTAGTGATATTAGAACTTTTAATGAAGATTTAGCTGTATATCAAGTAAGTAAAAATAAAGTAAGTGCTTTATTAGATAGTTATTGGTCTAAAGGTGAAAAAACAAAAAGTGGTACAATATTAGTTCCTAAATTAACTATTGATGAAGTATATGAATTAGCACAAAAATTAGGTATAGGTTTATCATTTGATTCTATTGAATTATATGCATCATTAAAAGAAGAAAATTTAAAAAATTTAACAAGAGATTTGTTAAATTATGGTGACTTAATGTATGTTAAAAATAAATTTACACCAGCTAGAAATGTATTAAATAATTTAATTAAATTAGAAATTAATGCTCAAACAGAATTATTTACTTCATCATTTAATAATGTTGAAAACTCTGTAGTATATGCTGTACAACATCAATCTTTTGCTTCTAAGTTAGTTAAAGCTTTAAATTCTAAAGAAATAGCTAGTGATAATTTAGTTAAAGAACTACAGAGAGATCCAATGAATTTTAATAACATTATTTTAAATAATAAAGGTAAGTTAGAAATGTTTGCATTAGATGGGTTAAAAATGCAAGGAGATAATATTACAGGTAAGAAGTTTAATCAAATACATGCTGATGATTATTTAGCAATGATTATTAATATGTATGATAATCCTACAGCTAAAGATAATAAATTAGAACTAGAAGTAGGGGTATATGCTCCTATTATTCCTGCAGAAAAAGGATTATCATTTGGATTTACTGGTATAAAAATATCTGTAAATAAAATTGATGATAAAATACCTGCTGATTCTCAAATTGTTAAAGAATTTCAACAACTATTCTTTAATGAGTTAGCTAGAATTAGACAGGTAATGATTGATATTAAAAATAATAAAAATACTCCTGAAAATTTAGTAAACAATTATCATTTAGGTAAAAAATTAGGTTTACAATTTAATTTACCTAATGCTATTACACCTAAGTTAAAAGCTAAATTAGATGCTTTCTTACAAACTACATTAGATCAAAATATTGCTAAAGGTATAAATCCTTCTGAATATTTAAGAGGAATGCTTAGTAATGTAAGTAATGAAAAAATAGCAAAATTAATGGAAGAAATTAATACTTCTATAATGGTTAACTTAGAAAGTATTGAACAATCACATATTGCATTAGCTTTAGAAAGTGATGTTATACAAATTAAAGAAGGTAAATTAGTATCTGATAAATTATCTACAGATAATGTAGAAAAACTTATTAGAGAATGGGCTTTAAACTCTACATTATTTAATGTATCTCAATCATTATTAATTAATGGTGATCCAGCATTTTATAAAGGAGCTGAAGATAATGGTAAGCGTTTTTACCAAGGATTCTCAATGCTTAAATTTGCTGATACAACAACTATTGATGATTCTTACAAATACCTTAAAGGTGGTAAGATGAAAATTAATGTTATTGCTGATGTTAAAGAAAGTACTAGATCTACTCAAGATTTAGCAGACATTGCTAAAGATAATAATTTACCTAAAGTACAAGAATTAGCTGAAGCTCATTATAATCAAAGAGAAGAAGATGGTAAAATAGTTAACCCTTTAAATGCTACAGATGCTCAGTTATTTGTATCAGTAGGTGTTTATGCTGAATTAAAAAGATTATTTGGTGTTTCTTCTCAGGAATTAACAGAAGGATTTAGTAATGCTGATTTAGCAGATGCTTTAAATAATGTACCTAAATCTCAACAAGGAATTTTAGATATTATAAAACCATTCTTTTATGGTGTTCAATGGAATGAAGAATACCAAAGATATGTACCTATACAAGTTAAGTGTAGTATATTCCCATTAAGTAATAAATATGTTGCTAATAATCCTTTATTAGCTGAACATAAAGCTTTAATGGATGCTGATGAAAATTATCCTCAAGTAATAGCTTTTGAATCATCAATGAAAGCAATGTTACCTAACAAAGTTAACATTGAAAATATTGGTGAAACAAGTATTGTTGAATTAGATTTAAATAACTTTGGTGAGCAAGTAGCAAATCCTGATCACATGTTAGATTCTAGTAATAGTTCACTAAGACAGATGAAGATGTTAATGTATGGAATGGTTCAAGATGATTTAATGTATGGTGATAAAACTGGTAGACAAATTAAAGATGAAATAGCAATGTTAGATAAAGCTAATATTGAAGAAGCTTTAGGTAAAGTAGTTAATGCATTTGAAGGAAACAATAAAGAGTTTAATGAGTTTATTCAAAATGCAATTACTTCTAGAAATTCAACTTCAATTATTGAAGCAGTATTTGAACAAAAACCTGATGGTACATTCTCATATCCTTTAGATTTAATTAACTCTAAAGCTACTATTCAATTAATATCTTCAGTATTTAGTAAGCGTGTAGTAAGACAAGAATTTAAAGGTGGTGCTGCAGTACAAGTATCTTCTGTAGGTCTACAAATTGCTCCTAAGCAATCTGATTATAAAACAGCTAAAGCATTTCAAGAAGCTGTAGAAGCTTCTCCAGAATTAAGTAAATTACAAACTAGTTTAAATTGGGTAAGAAAAGGAGAAGTTGATCCTAAAACAGGTAAAGTATCTTTTATTGATTTTATTGAAGCTTATGCACCAGCACATGCTAAAGAGTTTATTAATCCAGATGGTTCATTTAAAGATAATATTCCTGATGAATTAAAACAAATGTTAATTTATCGTATACCTTATGAAGGAGCTCATTCTTCAATGGTTATTAGAGTTGTAGGATTTTTACCTGCAGAATACAAAGGTGCAATGTTATTACCTTATGAAGTAACTCAACAATTTGGAGCTGACTTTGACTTTGACAAAATCTACTTTATAGTTAAAGACTTTGTAATGTCTAAAGATGGTAAATTTAAAATATTTAAATACATTGATGGTACTTCTAAACAAAATGTATTAGATAGATATAAAGCATTAATTAATCATGTTTTAAAAAATGATAAAAATGCTAGAGATTTAGTTAAACAAGCTAATAAAGAAATTGAAGAATTTGATTATACATTAGATTATAATGATAAAATTCAAGTATTGTTAGACAATAACATTATTCCATTCCCTGAAGATTTTGCTAAATTATCTGTAGCTGATCAAAATATTAAACCTGCTAGAGATAATAAAATTTTAGATAACTATATGCAGATTTTAAGATCTGTAAATATGTTAGAATCTTTAATTACTCCTTCTGGACCAGGTGCTATTGCTGATGTTTATGAAAATGTTGAAGAATCTGAAGATCATGGTAATTACTTTACTCCAGGACATCAAGTATATTTAAAAGATTTATTCCATAAAATATCTATGTTAAAAGGTGTATCTGCATTACAAGTTACAGGTCATGCTTGGGCTACTGAAGGTAATTTAGAAATTAAACCTATTACTATTAAAGAAAATGGAGAAGTTACTGTTATTGAAAGAGGTGTAAAAGTATTTAAAGGAAATAAAGAAACTGAAATTAAAAAAAATTTAAGTAAAGTTATTTCTGATTCTGGTAATAAAATTGTTGAAGAATTATCTTCAATGATGGCTGTAATTTTAGATGCTGTTAAATCTCCTAATCAGTTACCTTCTATTGGTATTAGTATGAAAACTTTACCAATGTGGTCTTATTTAGTAAGATTAGGTTTTGGTTCTAGAACAGCTAGTCAGTTTACATCTCAACAAGCTATTAAAGATTTATCTTCAGCATTAGAAAATAATGATAAGCAATTAAAAAGTAAAGATTTTGTTAAACAAGATGTTAATACTGTAAGAGCAGAATATATACAAAAATATCAAGAAGCTTATGATGCCTTATATGCAGAAAATAAACCTAATGAAGGAAATTCTATTAACAGTAGAAAGATTGTAGAATATTTAGAAAAAAATGATTCTGAAAAAATAGGTAAATATAATACATTATCTTTAAAAGATTTAGAAAAATATTCAACATTAAACCCTGAAGAATTAGCTAAAAAGAAATTAAAGCAACCTTATAAAAGTCTTAGTCAACAAAATGAAGAATTAACTGGTATAGATAAACTTAATTATTTAAAATCACAAATTGTAGCTTTAAATGTGTTTAAAGATTCTGAAGATGTAATTAAAGAATTAGGAGAGTTAAATCAGTTGTTTAGTATTAACAAAGAAACTGGACCTAACTTTGAAGATGTAAATAGTAAAAAAGCTAGTAAAGAGTCATTAATAAAAGATGATACTGCTATTTCAGGTATTGGACAATTATTAAACAGTGATGCAATTAAACCTTATATTGATACTATTGATGCTCAATTTGAGATTATGGCTAAACATTATAATTTTGCTTCACCATTCTTTAATAACATTAAAGATGAATTAGCTAAAATGCAGTATGGTAATAAATCAAATCTTACAAGAATTCCGGCAGAAGATAGAGAAGTTATTAATGGATTTATTCAGATGTTCTTAGATGCTGAAGAAACATTTGATAATATTTATACTGATGAAAATAGAATACCTGAAGAAGATTTTATTAATGACCTTAAAGTATTATTAAGTAAAAAGATTTCTACAAGCTATAAATATAAAATATTTGGAGATAAAGTATTAACTGCTAAAGCTCAAGAACAATTAAAATCTACAGCTTTACTTCAATCATTAGAGGTAGTATCAATTAAAAACTCTAATCAAAATTATGTTGCTTTAAAAGGTAATAGATATGAGTTAGCTCAAAAAGAAATGATGATTGATGAATTAGTTAGACTTTACAATTCAAAATATAAAGAATTTGCTGTTAGATTAATTGAACAAGCATTTAAAGATACAGGATTCTTTTCAGGATTACATGCTTATTCAGGATTAATTCATCCTAGTATTTTACAAGATATGGGGTTAATTGAAGCTAGAGCAAAAATTAGAGAAATGGTTAAATCTGAAGCTACTAATAAAGGAAGAATGGCAAGAATTATTGATCAGTTAGTTAGAAATAATGCTAAGAAGTTTACTAGAGTTTATGATAATAATCAAAAGTTATTTACTGAAATTGAAGAAGGTAAAACAATTATTGTTGATATGAATTCTAAAGACTCTAGATTAAAAACTGAATTAAATAGACCAGGTGAAGATAATAAACATCCAATGTATATTAGATATACTTTAAATGATACATTTACTCCTATTTACAAATTAGATGTTGAAGCTACTGAAGAAAGTGGTCAAATTACTTATCGTCAAGTTAGCTATTTAGGTTCTCCTGCTAAAAAAATAGAAATTAATCCTAATTCTGATGAAGTAAAAACTAAATTCCCTAATAATGAATATGAAAAATTTGTAGATAAAGATAAAACTAAAACTACTAATGGAATGTCTAAAGCTGATTTAGCTGCAGAATTTGGTGAAGATGAAACAACTTCTGTACCAGAAACACCAGAAGTAGAAACTGATTCTGATAGTGAAAATATTACTGATGGTCAAGCTGAAATTAAACCTGAAGGTAATGTATTATCTGCACAAGATTTAGCTGATGAATGGGGTAATGAAGAATTTGAAGAAGAAACTACTCAACCATCTACTAGTGTTGAAAGTAAAATTGATTTTCAAGAAGAACCTACTACAGGTTATAGACAAAGAACTATTAATAATGCTAAAGCAGATGCTACTATTGCAATAGCTGTAGATTTTAATAGTGCTGGAGAAAAACTTACTAAAACTTCTGTTTTAGGACAAAATAAAAAATATATTTCTATTGACGCTAATACATTAGTAGTATCTAAAGAAAGAGTTGATAAAATAGTAGAACAATTAAATTCTGTAAATGCTAAAACTTTAAATATTGCTGGAAATGGTATTTATACTATGAAAGGTAAATATACTCAAGAACAAATTGATAATTTTACTTACGATTTATTAAATCAAGTATTAAATTCTTCTAATTTAAAAACTAAAATAGAAAGTATTAGAAGTGGTGGACAAACAGGATTTGATGAAGCAGGAGCAAAAGCTGGAATTAAATTAGGATTACCTACAATAGTGTTAGCTCCTAAAAATTGGACATTTAGAAATATAAATGGTCAAGATATATCTAATGAACAACAATTTAAAAATAGATTTAATACAAATATTTCACCAAGTCAAGAAAAAAGTGTATCTTCAACAATTATTAATCCTGAAATAACTCAAAATAAACCAGATGGTCTACCAGGAATAGATCGTTCACCTGAAAGCTGTTCATAATATGCCTTGTCCAATTACAATTAAAGAAAATATAACTAAAGAAATAAATGATATGTCTGGTAATTATATTAACAGATCTCCATCATATATTGAAAAGTTAAAAACTACAATTAACAATAGGTTTAAAACACCTGTTGTTGATTTTTTTAAACAAAATGATGATACTTATTTAAGTAATATTAAAATACCTCAATCATTAATTGATGAATATTATAAATATGAATTAACTCTTGAAGGTACTAAAGAAGAATATTATCAGGAAAAAGAAGAAAAAACTAAGTCTAATATGTTTAATGAGTATGGAGTAACTCCTGAAGAATGGAATAATGCTTCTGAGTCTGAAAAAGAAATGATAATTTGGCAATCTAAAAACAACTGTTAATATGTCGTGTATAAATACATCATCACAAGAGTTTAAACATTTATTACTATTAAGTAAAATGTCTGAACCACTACTTAAAGCTAAAATTGCTTTATGGCAAAAAGTTAATGGATTAGATTCTTTTCCTAATATAAATGATTTAAAATCAATTAAAGATATTGAAAATACTCCTTCTACAGGAAGTTTTGTATCTAGTAAAGGATTTCCTATGCAAAATTCTAATTTACCAAAGTTAGAAGATAGAAGTAAAACTATAACTATTAGACAAAAGAAATATCCTTCTGGTGTTTATAAGTTTGGTAAATTATTTTACAAATTAACATTAGTTAATCCTGATATGTCTCAAGCTTCTGATATTGGTAATATTGCTTATTTAAAAAAGAAATTTACTGATGAAGAACTTAAACTTCAACACATTAAAGATTTCTTTGATAATAAAAAACCAGCTTATATTTATCAAATAGCTAGATTAGATGTTGATCTTCAAATGAAATATACTGAAGCTGAAAAAAAAGCAGAATTTGAAAAATCTAAATCAGCTAATGAGTATAAAAATCAAATAGTTAATTTAAAAAGAAGTATTGGTAGAGTTAAAGCTGCTGTTAAAAAATATAAACCTGGAACTGAACAATATGAAAGGTTTAAAACAATGGAAGTTTCTATGAGAGATATGTTATCTAAGTATGAAACTACTAAAAATAAAGCTTATTTATATGCATTAGCTAATATGGAATTAGATAACATTGAAGCATTAATTAGATCTTATGAAAAAGGTAGTAGAGAAGCTAGTGTTAAAGTTGTTTCTGAATTATTAGAAAAATTAGATAGTTTATATGAATTATCTGAAGAAGGTATTCCTGAAAGAGTTAATAATCTTAGAAGTAGATATACTTATATAATGCAACATATTGTTAAAACTTCTGTAGATGCAACTTCTAATAAAAAAGAAGATTTATCTTATGAAGAATTACAAGCTGATAAAAGAGATATTAGTGGACTTAATAAATGGACTGGAGCTTTAGTTAATTCTGATAATAGAATTGCTAGAACTATTGGTATGTTAATTAAAACTACACAAATTAAAATATCTGGTGAACAAGGTGCTATTTATGAAAAAATAAAAGCATATACTGAAGGTTTAAAAATTTATGCTAAAGGTCATAATATGAATATAAAACAAGTATATGATTTATTTATACAAGATTTAAATAATACTACAGTATTAACTAGACCTTATACTACAGAGTTTTATGAAAAGTTAAATGCTTCTTTAAAAGCTAAAGATAAATTATATTTAAATTTTGCTAAATGGGATAGTGCAACTAATAGACATGTACCAATTAATCCTGCTAAATATGCCAATCCTAATTATGAAACTATATTTAAAAAAGGTAATGAAGAATTAGCTAATTTTTATAAGTTCTATCAAGAAACAATTAAACAATCTTTAGAAAGACTTCCAGATAATGAACAAACTGAAAGAATAAATCCTGAAGATTTTATTCCTAATTTATATGCAACATCATTAGTTGATATTGCTAAAGCTGAAGGATTTACAGGTAAGTTAAAGTTTTTAGCTAAGTATATTACTGGAATGCAAGTGTATAGAATTACAAAAGATGATCTTATTAAAGATGAATCTTTAGAAAGAGATGTTATTTCTTTAAAATATATTAGTAAATTAACAGGTGAAGAAAAATCAAGAGATTTAGGTGAAAGCTTATTTAAGTTTGCAGCAATGGCTATTGAACATGAAAATTTATCTGATATATTACCACAAACTAGATTATTACAACGTAGTTTAGCAGATAATACATTTATTAATCCTCATAAAAGAGGAGTAGCTGTTGAAGGTGAAAATTCTAATATTTATAAATTAGTTAATGGTTTTATTGAAATGCAAATTTTAGGTAAAAAAACTACAGGTAAAGATGAATTAACTATTGGTACAATATATGATGAAAAAACTGGTGAAGAAATAGGTAAAAAATATATTAAAATGGGTGAATTAGCAGACTTTGGTTTAAAGTGGAATAGTTTACTTAGAATTGGTTTAAGTCCTACAACAGCATTTACAAATATTGCTGTAGGTGAAATAGGTAATATTATTGAAGCTTTTGGTGGTAGATTTTTTAATGTTGGAGATTTAAATAAAGCAGGAGGAATATTTTTTAGTCAAATACACAAAGAAGATTCTAAAACTAGAATATTAATTGAAAAATATCCATTACTTCAAGAATTAACAGATTATGAATATGCTGCTAATGTAAGTATTAGACAAGGATTAACTGGTGAAAAATTAAAAAACTACATGTATTCTTTACAAAAAGGTGGTGAGGTTTTTTTACAAACTAGAACTATGATTGCAATGATGCTTCATACTAAACCAGATGGTAAAACTAGTTTATGGGAAATGTTAGATGATAAAGGTGAACTTAAAGCAAAACATTTAAAACATTTTGGTACTCAAGAAGAATTTCAAGATTATATGTTAAGAAACTCTACTAGAATTATGGGAGTTAATGAGCAAATTCATGGTAGATATTCTACTAGAGATGCTGCTATATTAAATCAAAATGTTTTATTTAGAATGGCTTTTCAATTTAAAAAATGGATTCCTGCTGCCGTTGAAACTAGATTAGGTCGTAAGCAATATAATGATAGGTTAATGGTTGAAACAGAAGGTAGATGGATAACTTTTATAAAGTTAACTATGAATCTTAAAAAATCTGTAGAAAGATATAATAAAGGTGAGTTATCTGAAATGGAAATTTATAATCTAAGAAAAACTATGACAGAAATTGCTATATTTTCAGCAGTAATGTTAGCTTCAATAGCTATGGGCTGGGATGATGATGATGAGCGTAAAAAATCTGCAAGTTATAAATTTGCAATGGATCAATTAGATAAAGTATCAGGAGATTTATTATTTTTTGCTAATCCTAGTAATGTTACAAGATTAAGTAAAAATCCATTTGCTATGGTAAAATTAGTAGATCAACTTATAGATGTTGTACATTATATACCTTATCTTGCTTATAGTGGAGAGTATGAAATTAAATCTGGTGCACATAAAGGAGAAAATAAATTCTATAGAAGTTTAGGTCAAGTAATACCAGGATATAATCAATTAGGACAAAATATACCTGAATTATTTAATGAGAAAAAATATGTAAGCAAAATTAGATAAATATTGCGGTGAATAAAAAAAAGTCCTCTAGAAAAACTCTAGGGGACTTTTTAATTTAATCAGGTAATTCACCAGGTTCTTTAATTCTGTTTTCATTAATGTGTTCAAAATCTGAATCTTCATATATCCAACCATTACTAAGAGTTAAAATCCAAGACATAGTATTATATCTCATACCATAATAACCAATTAGATATTTATTATCATATTTAACCCAATAATATCCTTCTTGTCTTTTCATTATACTGAATCGTTAATTCTAAATTTTAATTCTTCTTTAAATAGTTTTTCATAAAGTTGATTATTTCTAGCCCAACCACCATCTAATATTGCTTGAATATGATCAGATGTCATATCTTTAATTGGGATATAAATAGTTTCAGGCAATCTATTCATGTCTTTATCATAACTTTTACCCCAAGTAAGATATTGCCTTCTAAGTTCATGTGTACCATCATCATCTATTGAAGTATCTGTAAAATCAGATACATCAGTAAACATTGTTCTTCTATAATCTTTACCTCCATCTACAGCAACTTTACCACAAGTACATTTAACAAAATCATGTCTATGTTTAGACTCTATCTCATCATTACAATGATTACATTTTATACTATTTCTTAACATCATCTTCATATACTTTTAAACCCCACATTAAATCTATTTGTGATATAACATTGTTAATTTTGTGAGGACTGTAATTAACTTTTTCTTTTAAAAACTTCTTTAACCAATCTAAAAATTCTTTTTTACTTTCAGGAGTATCCCAATAATATTCAAACCAATCTACATTTTTAATTTTAGGTTTCTTTTTAACTGATTTATAATCAGCATCAAACTCTCTTAACATGTAATCTACAACTGTAGATACAAATTCTTCACTATTTAATTTTATTTTCATTTAATTCTTTTTTAAGTCTTGTTAAAAATGTTTCTGGTCCATCATCACCACTCAACAGCCAATCTATTCGATGAGCATAAATATAAGCTTCTTTAAGCTTTTTTACACCTATTTTAAATTCATTAATTACTTCATCAGAATATTTGTAATAGAATTTTTCTTCAGGATATTTTTCATAATATTCAGGATCATATCCACCCCATTCTCTTAATTCTTCTTTAGTTTTCTCTCTACCATTTTTATCAATTTGTGCTTCAATTGATTCAAGTATATCATTGATTCTGTGTTGCTGATATTTAAAATGTCCTCCACTCATATTTTTTTAATTAAAATTTTATTAAATAATCCCCGACTTTAGCTTGGGATTTTATATAAGCACTAGACATCTCTATCAAGGGATACAAATGTGGTGATACTAATCTTATATAGCTACTTAGACCTGCACTCGAGTTGCATCTAAGGCACTCAACTTTAAACATATTCAGAGGTTGTTGGTACAATGTTTTACAAATCCATTGGTAATAAAATTGGTAACTTTCCTTTATTAAGTATTACTCCACAAGAAACAATAAATTTTCTAGGATTTGCTTTAGCATAGTCAAATGCATATTTTCTATCATCTACACCACAACCTACTTGCATACCATAAATTATATCATTTTTAGATACATTATAACGTACATTAGATTCTGAATGAAGATGACCTTGAACTACAGACATTCTTCTATTTAAAGCTTTGTTATAAGCTGCATTTTGACCTGAAGTACCTGTTCCATGTGTAAACAATACATTATGTTCTACATGCTCAATATCAAAATTCCAACCTGGAACTTCTAAAACATCTTCTAATCCTTTAATCCATCTTTTAGATAGTCCAGAACTAAATGCTTTACGATTAATAATAAGATCATGATTACCAAGACACACTTTAACTTTTGGAAATTCTTTATACATAGCTTGAAGTTGATCAACAGCATGTTCTAATTCATCTCCTGCACTATGTCCATCAGGGTTAGTTTCATGAAATGATGAGTATGCATTATCTACAACATCTCCAATATGAATTATTGTTCCACAACTATAGTCTTTTCTACACTTCATTAAGTGTTCTAAGTAACCTTCTCTCATAAATGGATAATGAGTATCACCAATTACTAAAATGTTATTAATATCAAAATTTGATATTTGAATATTAATATTTTTAGGTTTAGTTATCTTAAAAGTTAACACTTTTTTAACTATAGATTTAGTAGACTCTTTATTTTTAAATTCAATCCTAGCTTGTTCTAATGCAATAATTATGTGCTTAATATCTACTTTTTTAGGATAATTCTTAGCAACTACTTTAGGACTACATTTAAGATAACCAGTTTTAGATAATAACCAATCATAAATTGGTTTTTGTATTTTATTTAGCGTCATATGTTTTATAAATTGGATTTCTATTATCAACACCTTTATCAAGGTGGATATTTTCTCTTAACATCATAAGACTAGCTATTGCATGATCTAAATGATGGTGTTTAGATTCATCTATATCTTCACAAGTCATCCAAGCATACATATGTCTTTGAGCAGCATCATAGTATCTTAACCACTCCGTGCCATGGGAGTAGTTAAATTTACTATATTTTATAGCTCCATAATTAAACACTTTAGCTACTGACATTAAACTTAATTGTGGTAAATCACTTATACAAGGTTTACCATTATCAAATTTAAGTGTTTCTTTAATATGTTCAATTTTTTCTTCTAAAGGAATTAATTCTTTTTTATTCTCCAGTACCATGTTTTTTAATTTTTTGTTTAATTCTAAAAATTTCTACAGCAACTTGATGTTTAGATCTTTTAAATATTTTACCTATATTTATAAGACTAATACCTTGCAAATATAATGAATATAATTTAATATTCTTTTCATTTATTCTTTTAGATGTAAAAATTTTATCATAATCTTTAACTTTAGCTTTAAGAAAAGCAACATCATCTTCTATTAGTTTCATTTTCTTTTCAACTATTTTTCTAACAGGTTTAGGTGGCTTAACAACATCTTTTTTTGCAATTTTAGCTACTTTAGATCTCATAAGATATTCAAAAAATCCTCTACGCTTATTACACATTTCATCAATTTCTTTAATAGGGTATCCTTGTAAATACAATTCTACTGCTTTTAATTCTATTGGATCTAATGATTTAGTGTAATATTGATAGTCAATACTATCTTTAAAATTCAAGTATGTTTTACCTGATTCATAACTTGATTGTTCAAATAAAAATAAATCTTTAGGTGAATCATCAATTCTATTCAAACTTCTGTAAATTCTTGAATTTGCTTTAGTAATTCTTTGATGATAAGCCCAATATGTAGCATTTTTCATCATCTGAATAAATCTACCTTTATATGTTGGTTCTTTTGGCTTATTAAAATAAGTATCATGTACATATAAGAAAGCCTCTTGATATAGGTCTTTAGCATCAGCTAAATCCCTATACCAAAAAGTGGAGGTTTTCTTTTGTGTTAAGTTTACACAATATTCAAAAATTACAGGTTCTAATTTAATAAAATCATCTATTGTATAATTATTTAATTCCGTTGTCATCTATATATTCATCTAATTTTTTAGTAAATTCTAAGTCAGTACTATCTAACACAATTAATTTAACCAATTCACAAAATTGTAAATCTGAATGGTGATTCCAAATCCTATCTATTTTATTCAATATTGGAAACATTCTTTCTGTTCTTTGATTACTAGATTCAACAATTTGGTCTACTCTTTCTTTATATTCCATAATTTTCTTTTAATTGTTTTATAGTTTTATATGTTTCATAAGGTAATTTAGGTTTACTACATACTTCTTGAATTAACTTTACATCTACATTTAAAAATACAGCATATTGCTCTCTTTTAATAATTGTAGGATATAATACATCATGAACTGTAGATAAATAATTATCTCTATTTGTTTGTATACCATAAACTCTAATCATGATTTCTTTATAATGAATACTAGTTTTAGAATATTGTCCATCTAGTATTTTATCATAATCATCATAAAAGTGTTCAGGTATTTTATAAATTAATATGTATTCTTGTTCTTCGTCAATATATTCAACAAAGTGTTCATTTAAATTCTGAATAATTACATAATCATTAGCTTGTTCAGGAAAGTCTAACTTATTCAAAATTACATAAATTAATTTATCTTCTTTACTTTTAATATGAGCATTTATTAACAACTTAAGATTAAGATGTTCAATACTCAATTCTGAAATACCTATTAAAGGCATTAAAAATGTTGTAGTTTTAGTATTTTTAATTATATTATTATTAATATAACCATTATTTTCCAACCACTCCAAGCGTTCTTGCATAAACTTCTGTGCTTTTTATAGGATTAACAAACTCAATACCTTCGTAAGAGTCTTTAATTTTTAGGCACTTATAGTTTTTATAGAATTCATCAATTCCTACTTCTTCTCCAAAATAATTTATGTATTCACAAATTACTTTACTTTTAAATAAATTTATTTCTTTACATTCTTCCCACAACTTTTTAATAAAAGCTGGACCTTTACCAGGAACACCTTTTATATTATCTGCAGTATCACCTGTAATTACAGATCCCCAAAAATATTGTTCTGCAAATTCTGTATCCACTAATTTTGCAACATTATTTTTTATATCGTAATTTAATCCAAATAAATTATTAATATCTTTGTCAGTAGATATTACAATATAACTTATTTGTTCTGCAATATACTTATTTTTATAAATATTAAGTATATCATCTGCTTCTAGATTATAACCATGAATACCATTATATTCTTTAACTAAGTATTCTCTTACTTCATTAAAGAAAGGTGGTTTTTCATTGTTTTTTCTATTAGCTTTATATTCAGGATAAATGTCATATCTAAAATTTTTACCAATGGTAAAAAATAATATAAATTCATCCACATTTGAACCATTAATTAATCCTTGAAGATAGTTATTAGCATTACTAATAGCTTCTTCTAAAGATTTATCTGGTTCACTTACTTTATTATAACATACAATGTATGGTATATGATCTGCATCAATCAGTCCTATCATAGTCAGCTTTTATTTCAGTGTATTTATCTTTAATCATTTTAGATAATTCTTTAGATTTATTAATTCTTAAATTAACTTCTCTAATTGACATAGCTCTTAAACTAATCTTATCTAAAAACTTTGTAACCTCTTCAAGGTCTTTATAATCTACTTTAGGCATTTTAAAATTGTTTTAATTTATTAATATAATTACTATCTGTGGCATACTTTATTCTAATTAAAAAGTCATAATAATTTTCATTACTTTTAAGTCTTTTCATTTGCCAAGTTTTATAATGAATAACTGACTCTTTCCAAGATTTATATTTTATAATATTTGTATCTGATGTTTGGAAACCAAATAAAGCATTATATTTTTTAAATCTTTCAGATGTAAAATTACCAGATTCTAATTTAGCTTGAGCTAATACAATTTCAGGATATTGTATTTCAATAAGCATCATAAATTTTATCAAATTGTTTTCACTGAAACCTTCTATTCTAACGGTATCTGCATAATTAATAGGTTTAGGTATTAACTTAGGTTTTAAATTATCTGAAAAAATTAATTTACCAATATTCCAACCTAATAATACACTACAAATACACATTGTAATAAAGTAGACACTTTTTATTTTTTTAAATTTATCTCTATAATCCATAATATTTTTCTTTAATTAATTTAATACATTTGTTTACATTAGTTAAGTTATTAGGAGCAAAGTAATCTATAGTCCATCCATTCATAGTCCACCAATATTTAAACAACCTAAGCTTTAAAAGATATTCATTGACATATTCTCCCTTAGTTTCTATAATCCAACCAGTTTTAGTGTCTTTGTTTAAACAACTAAAATCAGGTTTAATAGTGATTGCTCTTAAATTATTAGTAACTTCTCCAAATTGATAAACATACTTAGCTTTATTTTTATCTTTAAATCTAGCATTTATTCCTTCTGCTTTAGCTTCATCATAAGTCATCATACGTTTATAAAGCTGATAACTTATTCCTGAAGCAGTAAATTTAGATTGTAGTTCAAATACATCATCTTCATAATTAAAGTCTGTTATACCGGCTTTCTGTAAAGCTTGATAACATACTTTCTCTAATCCAGATCTTAGTTGAACACCATCATGTACAGTTGGAACTCCGTGAGGAACTGCTTTTTTCTTTGGTTTTGTAGAAACTTTAGTTTTCTTAACAAATTTTCTTCTCATCACCATTCCTCTCTCTCATAATTGCCATTGTCCAAGTATCTAAGTTCTTAATATACTTAAGTCCCATACCTGGATAATCTATTTTTCTATCTACTAAAATACCTACAGGATTAAGTGTAGTATTAGGTCTTAACGTATTAATAATAACTTGATCATTATCAAAATGAATGTCACTATTTAATATTATAATACCTACTTTAGTAGAGTCATTTAAACACATTTGAACTCTTTCTGATGGAATATCAAGTTGTGTAGCTAAGGCATTAATATAAGCAAGACTATCATTTGTAGTAATAATCCATAATTCATATTCAAATCCTAAATGTGAATAATCATTTTCATTAATTGCTTTAATTAATTGTCTAAAATCTTCATGATTCCAAATTTCTGTTGGATCAAAACTTACTTTTATTATTTCCATAATTATTCTTTTATTTCATATCCATCTTCTAATCTTACTTCAGTTTTTTCTTCTAAAGCATATTCTTCTCTTGCTACTATATATCCTAATGCATTAATAAACCATAACCCATTAGCAATAAACATATCTTCACCATCATTATTGTCTAATAGTGTCCATATTTTATTTTTAGGTATGTCTTTTAAGTGATTAGTTTCTTGAAACAAGTGTCCATCACATGCAGCATCTTTTACAAATGTATTCTTTATTGGAGAATACTTTTCAACAAATTGTTGCCAGTTTAAATTTATCATTTTAGTTTCTTTTTAATTAAGTTAAAAGCTTTTTTATAGCTATATTTTTTAATGTAATCACTTATATCTTTTTCATCAGGAATAAAGAAAAATTCTATATCATATTCTAATAAAAAATCACCAGTAGATGTATGTCCTTGATCATCATTATCAAGCACTAAGATAACTCTTTTAAATCTTTTAACCAACTCATTGTAAGATTTTTTACTTAACTTATTAGTTTCTGCCTGTAAACCTACTGCTGAATATCCAAGTTCATAAAAAGTCATTACATCTTTAAGTGATTTAGTTATAAACAATGTATCTCCAGTTTCAGGTAATTGATCATAACCTTGTAAACAATCTGCACCTACATTACTTAACCATTTACCTTCTTTAGTATTTGAATAAGGACTATAGATTTTAAGATATTCTGTATTATTTTTAAAGAACTTATAAGAATATAAAGGATTATCATTTTTATGATTAAATACATAATGCTTATCTCCTTTAACTAAATAAACATTCTTACAAGCTTTGACATTAAATAATTGTAAAGTTGCTAGTGAAATATGATATTGATTCCAATAGTGATAATCTAACATGTTAAATGGTCTTACGACTACTTGAATATTAGATTTAATTTTAACTAATTTAAGAGCATCATTAATTAATAGTAATTGAGGAGTAACTTTAAAGTTACTATTTTTTAACCCAAAATCATTAGCAATAATATTACAAGTTTCATGATAATTAGATCCATACTTTCTACTTACATAATCAAATGCTAGAAAATAATCTCCATTACCAAAATCTTTATAATAAGGTATTCCTGATGCACTAATTACTATTCTACAACTGGCATTTCTATCATTATAGAATTCTGATTTAAAACTAGAATCTATTGTTTTATAATTACTACAATATCTTTCTAATATCTGTAACTCTGTAATATACTTAAGTATTTTATCTTTTGTTATCTGTAAACTTGCACTATCAAAGTTGAACATAAATTTAAATTAAAAAACTCCCTAACCTTACAGGGTTAAGGAGTTTTGTTGTTTTATTGTAACAAATATATACTAAATATGTGACAAATTAAAATGTAACTGAATCATCAGCAGGACTAGAGAATGCTGATTGAGCATCTGCAGTATTTGCTGGTTCAATAGCTAACTTTTTAACATTTTTATCAGCACTAAAGAATAATTTAGAATCTGCTTCAGAAACTGATTTAGACTCACAAAATACACCATTACCAAATGAAGAAGCTACATACTTAGTACCTTTTTGAGAAATCTTTTCTTCACCAGTAATTTTTAATCTGAATTCTTTACCTGTTAATAAGATAGCTAACTTCTGAGCTAATTCTTCAGCAGATTTAGCATTAGGCATTTTAGTTTTAGCTGTAGCTTCATCAAAATTATTAGATGCAGCAACTAATGCTAAAATTGCATTCTTAGAAATATCCCAAGCAGACTTTTGTTTACCAGGATTAACTACAGTACTTAAATAATACTGTTGTTTTAATTCAGCACCATGTGAATCTTCTACTACAAACTCTAAGTAAGGAGTTTGTTTTTGTGAACTAAGACCTGTAGTAATTGATGTAGTTTTAACTACACTAATTCCTGGTTTAATAGTTTCTTTGTAATTACCTTTAGATACTTCTGCATTTTCAAAATTGAACATAATTTTTGTTTTTATAATTAATAATTTAAATTTAAAAGAAATTACTCTCCTAATTGATATTTTGCTATTTTATCCAAGATTAACATATAATCATTTGGTTCAAACTTATCTAAACAACCTTCTGGTGATTTAGCAAGTCTTAAGCCATCATAATTAGTTAAAAATGAATATTCCATCTTTCCATTCACTTCTTTTACATCAGCATGTAAGACATAAGTAAAGTAAGAAGGAATCTTAATCTGGTTATCCAATAATTTACCTACAGTTTGTAAAGTAATTTCTGTATCACCATTCATATTAGTACTTCTTTCAGTATGTCCTATCACTATCACATTTAAATCATCACGTAACTTTTCTTCCATCTTAATCAAGCCTTGAAATACGTCAACTGCTAAATCTGACCACTTTTGAACAAGTGTCACATAACTTTCATTATGTGTTAGACTATATCTTTTATTACATTTTTCTTTGCTCCAATAGGTTGTTCAAACATTCTTTCAGATGTCCAACCTCTTGATTTTCTATCATAAATAATACTTAAAGGTATATTTAATAACTTACTCCATTCTTGAGCAGTTTTAAATTCTTCTTTATAAAAAATTAATTTTAAATTGTCATAAACAATAGCTTCTTCAAAGCACATATTACTTCTAAATATTCTTTTATGTAAATTATTATAATCTAAATTATATAATTCAGCCCATTCAGAAAGTATTTTTGTTTCTCCGTTATAAGTGTATTTTAAATTAAAATCACTTCTATTAGAAGTTTGTTCTTTAGCTGTTGCCCATTTACAATTATTTGGTTCATAATTACCTAGATTATCAATTCTATCTAAAGAATGATTTTCAGGAGATATTCCCACATCTTGTAAAAAGTTTTCAAAAGAATTTTTCCATCTATCACAAACTTGAATATTATTCAATTGATAATTTTTATCTTTATGACAATTAGAATAACATCTAGCTTTCATTGCTTTCCAAGCTCGATATTCTTTTGTTAATTTATTATTAATTTTTTTCATATTATTTATTTTATTACAAAGATAAGATAATAACCTACCTTTTCGACAAATTTTCGACTAAAATTTATCTACTCTACTCCATTCATATTTTCACAAATATGTGTTTCGATAGTCGTTGAACCTTCATCTCATAAAGATGCTTGGCTGCTGATTGTCCAATTCTTACCTCTTTTACTATACTACAATCATTACTGTTGTAGGGAGTGTGTAAGACTCTAAGGAGTTTCCAGTCAGTTAAATAGGTTTATCCTGAGCTTCAATTTTAGTAGAACCCATTAATTTTGGCATCAGCCATAACTCTGTTAGTTAAAAAGTGAGTAAAATCCTCAACAACAATTGTTTTGAATTTTGTACCATCATTAGCTTTAGTTAATATAACTTTAAGCTCTGGAAATGTAGAACAATTTACTACATTACCTTTTTCTGAACTGTATTTCACAGCACCACCTTTAAAAGGTAGCTCTTTTCTATTAGGTTTAACTAATAGAGTTGTATTCTCATCTAAATTTAATATGGCTCTAGATTTGCCACTACCAGGATTACCGATAGCTAAAATAATTCTTCCCATTCTATTTGTTTAAGTACATTGTGTAATCTTCTGTTGTCATTTCTCTAGGTAATTCTTCAAAATAACCAGCTTCAGGTTTAGTATATAATCCTATGGATATATTATCTGCACCAAGTCTGTTTTTAATGGCTTTGAGTAATCTATACTTTCCACGTAAATTACCAGGAAAACCTTCAACATTAATATTGTAAGTTAAACTTGTTTCTAGTTGCATTTTATAAGGATTTAATAAACCCAATACTATATCTGCATCAATATACAAGTTACCTGAATCACGAAAGTCATTTTGTTCTGGTGAAAGATCTACTCCTCTAAATTTAACTCGTTCAATATTACTAAGAGATTGATTAAACTGTTGTACTATAAAAAATGTCATATTAAACATATTTCTACAACCAACAATATATTCAGACATCTTATCCATATTTTGTTTTAAAGTAAATCCTCTTTCAAATTTTAACAAACTAGCATGATCTAAAACTACAATATTGTATTCTTCTTTGTTATTAGCAGTCCAACTAATAATTCTTTCTCTAGTTTCATTATTTTCATCAATATAAGGTTCTTTAACAAAAGTACCTTTAGTTGACATTATTGTCCACCACTCATGGTATAATCCTGTAGGATTTATAGGAACCCAATGCCATTTTATTTGTGAAAATATTTCTTCTAATTCAGGTAATTCAGAATCTACAATTTCTTGTTCTTCTAAATTCATTCTTAGTTTTCCCATTCCTTTTATTAATTGAGGAGAAATAACTTTTTTATATTTATTATATATAATAATTGATAACCAATTAGCTTTTTTAGAAATTTCATCAATTTCCCAAGAATAATAAGTTACATTTAAAGGTATTCCTTTTGCTCTAGCATCTTGAATACCATTTAATATTATAAAATCACAAAGAGTTGTTTTAGAACTTCCTGAAAGTCCTCCTATTAAAGTATAACAACTTCTTTGCGTATTATAAATATAATCATTAATTCTATCAAATCCATTAGCTAATCCTTCATATTCACCAGCAAGACCTTGGGCTATTCTTTTTTTAAATTGCGTCATAGTTTTTTGTATCTTTAGTTAATACTTTAATATTGCTAACTTCATTAATATATTGCTCAAAAGTTCGTTGAGAAAGAAATGTAGCTAATAATTGCATAAATTCTTGTTTATTATCCTTTAAGTGCTCTCTGTAATACAATTGAACACATAATAATATTTTCTTATGTAAATCTATATTTATATTTTCACCGTTAACTAGACAAGATCTATATAACTTTTTACATCTTACTAAATCATTATGCAATCTCCTTGTACCACCAGTAATTCTTTTAACACTACTAGGATAAGTAGACAACAATTCTCTGAATAATGTATCAAAAAGTGCACTATCTTGCACATTAAATAGGTTTTTTGTGATTTCAGTCACAATAATACTATTAAAAGTGCAATTTAATGCATCTTTCAATACAATAAATCCAGAATTTCTTAAATTATAAAATACTTCTGTGTCAATTGGTCCACAACTTTGGACGTATTTTACAAGTATTTCTTCTTCTTTATTGACTAAACAATATAAAATAAACCATTCTTCTAATTTCAGTTTATTAGTATATAATTTGCTTAAGTCTACACTAAATTTCTCCATCATAAATATGTTATTTTATCTTGGTTAAATCCTTCTAATGCAGATTTAACCCATTGTTCATCAATTGTATCCTTATAACAAAGTATGTGTATAGTACTACAATCATCAGGATTTAATCTAAGAAATCTAAATATCTTTTGACTAGCTTTTCTCTCATTGCCATAAGAGTGTAAGATAATTCCAAATTTTAGATTAGGTATATTAACACCTTCTGATAGTTGTTCTACTGCACATAATTTATTATTCATACCAGTACTAACTTTAAATTTCTCTAAATTAGATTCAGAGAATTTATTATTAGAATGATAAGTTACAGGACATATTCTTGCTGCCTGTTCTTGGGTACTAGCAAAACATAAACATTTACTGTATAATCCTATACTATCTAACAGGTTCTTGGCTTTAACTTCTTTGGTGAAAAATCCCTGCATTGCCTTCATGCGTTGTATAGCTGCAATTTGTTTCATCTTACCATGTGAGTTTTCTACTCTTCCTGACCAATAAGTATAAATAGCATGTTCGCTAGTCATCCAAGTAGCTTGAGGTTTCACAACCTTAACATTCTTTTCTTTATCTAATTGTACATAATGTACAACTACTCTATAATCATTTAATATAGAGTGATCTACTGCCTGATCTGTATTATATGAATATATTACAGGACAATATTTATCTACCATAAATCCTCTTTCAGACTTTTCATCTTTAGGAGGAGTTCCAGTTAATCCAATTATTATACCTTTAAACTTACTTAACCATTCATTATGACTTAATTTAAGTGAATGACATTCATCTAAATAAATCATATTATAATCATTAGCTTGTTTATTTAAAGATAAATAAGTGGAAAAAGTAATATGTTCAAGAAGAAATTCAAGATTAAATTTTTTAGCATCATCTTTCCAAGATTCAAAAATTGATCTTTTTGGTGCAACTACTAAAAATTTATCATTTATTCCTTTAACAAACATATGATCCATATGCTTTAAACCAATTAATGTTTTTCCAGTTCCACCAGAAAGTGCTGCTGTACCTCTATCTATTTTAATTAACATAGAAAGTACTTTATTTTGAATATCTTCTCTAGTCATATTATTTTTTTACTTTTTGAATTATTCTATCTAATAAAAAGTAAGTTAATATTAGACCTAGTCCAATTAACTCATTTGTAGATATATTGTTCATGTTAGTCTACTAAGGTAAACGCCGGTGCATGAAATTTACGAATTTTTAAACCTGCTGATTTTAACAACTTAGTTGTTTGAGCAGTATTTAAACCATAATGAGCTGCAATAGCTTCTTTCTTAGTTCCTGATTCAACCATTGAAGCTAATTCTACTTTAGAGATTGCTTTAGCTGTAGTAGTCTTTGCTACTGAAGTAACTTCCGTTACTGTGTTTACTTGATCTTCCATTTGTTTTTGTTTTATTTGTTATTTATTTGATTATCTACTTTTACTCCTTGAAATAATGATTCTAGCCAATTATTCATATCAGAAGAAGTTTCCTTAATTAAATGGATACATTGTCTAATATCTACATTATGTGGATACTTAACATAACCCATTGCATAAGAACCTTTAGCAACTCTTAAATCTAAGCCATATTTAGTAGCTTTATTTAAAAGTTGCTTATCTCCTGTATAATTAAGCCAACAATGAGCTCCACCTGATTTAGTATTATACATAAATGATTGTTGTAATTCAGATAAAATATTATCAGGTATGAATTCATAACCATTCTTATCATTCTTAACATCAATATCTAGTATAATATAATTATCTGATGGTGCTACTGCTAACGCATAACCTTCTGGTACAGAACCTTCAAAAAATGTATTATCTGGAACCATAGACCATTTTACAATAGGAGCATTTGATTTTAAGAGAAATGATTTCATTAGAATTTATATTGAGCTTTAGCTTGTTTAGTTGACCACCACTTTTTGTAATTACTACCTTTGCAATAATCCCAAAGTCTATCTATTTCTTCTTGAATAAATGAATCATCATGAATTTCTTGTTCTAATTCATCTTCTAATTGCCCTTGCATTAATCCTAAATGTTGAGCATATCCAATAAGTGTTACTACACTACTATTTCTTGAGCCTGGCTCAAAAGAAATATCATTATCTGTTATAAACTTTCTCATAATTAAATATTGCTATAAGGGTTTTCAAGCAACCATGCTTGTAATTCATCAACAGAGTTAAAACCTAAACCAGATAAATCTTTGTTTCCTATTTTACTCCATGTTTCTTTGTTATTAAGTAAATGTGCTTTAGCCTCAGCTTTCATATTTCTTAATTCATTTAATAAGTTATCTATTTCACTCATTACGCTAATGTTTTTAAGGTTAATAATTCTTTTTTTATAAAGTTATGTACTTTAACATGGTCACCTAAATAGTTATTGAGAGTACTTGTTTTTAAACTTTCTGTAATATTATTATAAAAATCCCAAACAGTATCATTTGTAAAATCTTTTGAATAATATAATTCATTCTTGATAATATCTAACTGAGTAGATGTTATCATTTTTTCTTCAATATACATTCTACCTAACAATTCAGAACAAGTCTTTTTTGTTATATCTCTTTCTTTCATTAAATTTCTATCAGCAATGATAGAGTTAAATGAAACATCAAATTCATTGATAGAATCTATAATTTTATTTTTAACCACGGAACTAGCTGCACCAGTATGTTTTCTAATTAAAGAAATATCTCCTGACACTATACCATTTGAACAAATCCAAACTTGTCCACCTATTGCTAAACCTGCAGACATAGTTTTATTATAACTATTTCTAAAAGCCATCATAATACCTAACTCACTATCACTATGTTCAATACCATAGTAACCTATTAGTTTAGTACCTTCATGATTAGCATGATAATTAGTAGTTTTAATTTTAAAACCTTTAATATCTAACTGCTCTTTAATACCTTCTATTATTTCCCCATGTGAAATAGGACTATAACTTAAAGTCTTAGCTGGAACAGGTATTGCTAATAACTCAGCTTCATTATAATTGTTTATTGTTAAATGTTTCATTATATAATTGTTTTTAATGTTAGTAATTGCTCTGGAGTAATACTTAGATCTCTTTTCCAAACTTTAAGAATCTTTAGTACAACTTCAAATTGTTCAATAGTATCTTCAAAATACTTATTACCTTTTTCTGATTTATAAAAATTATCAGTCAAAATAATTTCTTCTATAATTTCAATATACTTATCAGTTACAGAACTTAAGTCATAACCTCTTTGTGTATATTTAACTACTCTTTCAAACTGTCTTAATAGACGTTTAGTACCCCAGAAATTACATCTATAAAATGTACTATTCCACTTATTCCATGTACCTTCTTTACCTGTAGATTCTCTTAAAGTCATTGTTTTACCTGTCTTAATATCATAAGCTGTTGTTATAATATCTAAGTCAAAGTTACTAACTACATCAAAACAAGTTTTGTTAAACTTTTTAAATATAACATTTACATCTACACATAAATTATATTTAAATTTGATTGTAATTAATCCTAATGAATCTAAAGATGATTTATCTTCATTAGTAAACTCATCAAACTTATGTTTTTCTAAAGGATCTAAGATATTAAACATTGGATTATAATACATAAAATAAAGTAGTTTTGTAAAACTAGCTTTGTCATAAGTAAATAAATCAATGTCTTGTCCTTCAAAGTAATCTAAAAGACATGAACCTGTAATACATCCATTAATCTCTTGTTTTTTTAATATTTCAATAGCACTATCAATTTGTTCTTTCATTTAGTTTGTTTTAAAATAAATAGGCTGTGGTCATTAATCACATTTAATTAATCCCTGTCCCGGCAAATTAATACCTAATTTATTATATTATTTTAATTTTTCTGCTGTAATATTAACTGCTGCTAAAATAGTTTTAATATTATAGATAGCATTTAATTTTACTACACCTTCAGAGAAATAATCACCAACTGATTCTACATCATCAATTTTGTTATACTCATTCATAATCTCATTAATTCTTGAAGTTTCTACTTTAGAACTTTCATAATTAACAAAATCTAATGCATATTTAACTAATTCATCTTGTACTTTACTAGTTGGTTTAGCAGGCATAGCTACATAAGATTTAGCTGTATCATTAATAGCTGCTAATACTTCAGCTTTAATTGCTGACAAGTTATCTACTTTACCTGGTTTAAAGTTTTTGTCTTTAATAGCTTCTGCTAATTTAACAATGTATTCTGCTGCTTTTTGTTGTTTAACAAAAGCTTCATGATTTACTGGTTTCTTAGAGTCTTTACTGATTAAGTAACCTGCTGCATTCAAATCCAATTGTTTTGCTGTTAAAAATTCCATTTTTTGGTTTTTGGGTTTTAGGGTTTATATTTATTTGTTTATTGTATTAATCCAACTTCTCACTATGTTTGTATTTTTAGGTTCAAAACACCTAGCATAGCCAGTAATATTGTTACTTGTTTTTTCAGTATGTAATGAATGTAAAGTTTGAACTTTAAAATTACATACATCTCCATTCTTAGCATAATATGAAGGAGCATCATTATCACCAAAAGAAATAACTGTGTTATATTCTTTGTGTTCTTTAATAATCTCTAAATACATATCTCCTTCATTACCTCCACCATATGACTTTACAGCTCCTACAATGTCAGTATTAGGTACATTATCATAATCTATTAAATAACTTCTTCTACCTGTTAAGATTACATCTGCATAGAATTTCTTAGACATTAATTTAGCCAAATTAGTAATAGTTAATACTACTGATGGAGGCATAGATGATGAAATATCTAGTATTAATAGATTCTTCATATTATGTTTAATGTTGCTATAGCCAATGTTTATTCCTAATTGTTTATTAAATGCTGTAGGATCAAAAGTAACTTCATCAATGATGTTAGTTTCAATACTAGCTTTAATATCTTCTAACCAAACTGGTAAGATTTTTAATTTAGATAATTCATCAAAATCAACAAAATATTGATCTTCAACAAAGTTATCTACATTTATTGCATATTGCCCTGAACCACCATCAGTATAGAATCCACCAGAATGTAGTTCATAATTTCTAACATTACTATATCCAATCTTTCTTAAACAATCTAACCATTTAATTGGTATACCTGTATTTAAACAAGATTTGTATAATACTTGGAATTCTAAGAATACAGTTATAAACTTTAATTCTGCTTGAGTACCTATGATGTATGGTATTCCCTTAGGTAGATTTTTAAAATCTTCCTCATTTTCAATTAGAAATATTGGGGGTATTTCTATTTTTTTACTTGTGATTTTTGTTATCATTTTTTATTATTAGTTTTAGTAAATTTATATATTCAACTTCATCTCCTTTACTTACATTAATAGATTTAATATCTGTAGGAGATATTATTTTCTGACTAAGATAAGGGATTAACAAATCTCCATAAGGACTTTCTAAGTCACAACCAATTTGATTTATTGCTTTTTCAACACTTCTAGGAGTTACATAATCCCATGAGGCATTATCAAATTTCTCTTTATTAATTAATGTACACAAATGAGAAGAAATACTATTAGGCATACCATATTTATCTTTCATTAAAACTTGATACTCTGCAGAATCAAATTTTAAATCATATTTAATAAATCTTTCTTTAATTTGAGGAGTTAAGTTAATTAATCCTTGAGGATTACTTGCTGCAACAATCATTACATCAGCTAACTTTTTACCTGAAGGTAACATTCTATCTTCTAATAAGTTTAATACAGCATCTAAAGTTTGTTTTAGAGTACCATTAAATACTTCGTCAAAAAATAATATATCACCATCTTTTAAAGAGTTTAATTCATAACTATCATACACTAATAATTTACCACTTTTTACATCAGGCATAACCATACCTACTACCTCATTAGGCATTCTTTGACTTAGTGTTATCTTAACCATGTTAACACCTTTTTCTTCTACAAAATTTTTAATGATTGTAGTCTTACCTATACCTGGATTTGACATGAATAAAGGTACAGTTTTTTTCCTTAATATCCTATTTTCATAGGTTTTATTTAGGACATCAAGCATTTGTTTTTCCATATTTATTGTTTATATTATTCCTCTTTTTTTTAAAAATTTTATTAAATAAGTCATACTTTCTTTTTTAATCTTTTGACCAGGTATCTCATAATCAAAACAAGGTCTGTATTCTTTTTGAAAATACTCATCATTTACTCCAGAACTTTCATTGTTAACATAATATCTTGGATAATTACTTTGATCAATTATTTTAGTAATTTGAGTAATTTTAGGTGTATTATGACTTTTAGTATATTCATCATTAATATCATAAACCCAATCTCCTATTTTATAAGGATAATGTAATAATTTAAAACTTCCTTTTTCAAAATAT